TTCCTCCTGCAAAGATTGCATCCATATCTGAATCAGTTACTGAAGCAATTGCCTCAACTGTAGTTTCTGAAACATCTGATACTTCACCAACTGTTGTCATTGTTGCATCACCAACAGCACCAATTGTGACACCAGCTGCAGCATCTACTGAGGCAGTTTGAATTGCAGTTCTCTTAAACTCTGCCACTTCTTCAGGTGTCAGTGTAAATGCTTCACCACGTTGGAATTTGGTCACTGCATTTGCATACATATCCCGCATTGTTGCTTCACTGAGATTGGCAGGCATTGCCCCACCCATTGCAGTTTTAAACTGTTCAAAGGTGGTATTTTCTCCATAGAGTTTGTTACCATCTGCATCAGTTTCTGCAAAGAAGTTATTCATGCTTTCCACCATCTGTGGAACTTGGGTAGCAGCATTTTCCTGGGATTTGGTCAGTGCAGTATTGTATGCAGTTTCCATCTGAGCTGCTGTTAATCCCGCATAGGCTTCATTGTCTTTGTTCCTGGCAAGCCAGCGTGCAAAAGTGGAATCTGAGGTAAGTGCCTGCCCCTCGATACCAGACATTGCAGCTTTAATTGCATCATTGGATGCACCTGCTTCTGCTTGGGTGTTCCACTCCTTACCATTCATGTCTTTGAATTTGGGTGGTGGTGGTGGTGGTGTATAACCTCCGCCTCCTTCATCACCTGGGGTTGGGGTTGTCCCTCCTCCTCCTTCATAATTAGGATGATTTGACAAATAACCTTCATCATCCCTTCCAGCACCTGGGGTCCAATCACCACCACTTGATGTGCTTGGTGGTCCAGTAGTTCCAGTAGGACTATTGGTAGTAGAAATATCCCCAGATTGTCGATTACTCGCATCCACCTCTGATTGCCCCTGCTCACTCATATTACCATAACTACCTGTTTCTCCTGTACCACCACTAACATTGGTGTCATAAGACCTGACCGGACCACCAGCTGGCCCAAGTCCCTGAGTTCCAGGCAACGGAGTACCAGAACCACCATAATCTTTCATCAGCTGCGCTTCATCCTGGTTTATAGTTGCCAAACCTTCACCTTCAGGCATCTGCTGAAGTAACAGGGCAAGTTTTCGCAATTCTTCTTCTGTTAGTTCTGGAGCTGCCCCCATTCCTCCCATTTGTTGTTGTTGTTGCATCGGATTCATCATGTTAATTTTTGAGCTGGTAGTTTCATTGAATTTGATCTCACACCGACTTCTAGCATGAGGCTTGAAATTGAATATGCTTGCCCTGGGTTTGCTTCTTCTACATCAGAGATCCTGAATCTGACACTTTGGCATTTTTGCTTTTTAAGATGCGCACGAAATTGATACACACCATCTGCAACGCCAGAATTAGTTCCGAAATATTCCTCTAACCCATATGGGGTGGAGTCTCCATATTCGATTATTTCCAGATCTGTCATGTAGTTAAATCGGTGTGTTTCATTGAAGTATTCCTGGTAATCAAAACCACATTCTAGCTGCAAAGTATGGGTGGATTTGAAATCACCCAGGACCAATGCCCTTCGTATTCGCTGGAAGCCTTGTATGCCGTTAGTCTTTACCCAGGAAGTGGTGAGTGACATTTCTACTGGATCGTTGCCATCTTTATATGAACTGGCACTTTGCTGAAATATTCGCCCATCAGTTCTAAGATAAACATAATCTCCATTGCTATTCCAGATTGTTGCACCCTGTCCTTCGTGATTTGTCCAGGTACTCCATTTCCCATAGAAATAATCATATACCAGGCATCTGCCATCACTGGTGAGGTAGCGGATCTGGTTTTCATTCTGTATCAGTTCTGCTGATGTAATTGTGAGGTGATTGTATGCTTCAACCTCGGCCCCAATATAAACAGTCTGTAGTGAACGATCTAAGAGGTATATGCCCTTGTTAGACTGGAACATTAAACCAAGTGGCATTAAGACCAGGGAGTTAGTATTGCTACACCCCACATCTCCAGTAATCACCTGGGGTGGACTAAAATCATTTTGTGCGCCTGTTGATGTTGGTCCGTTTCCTGTGATGTAAAAAATCTGGTTTGGTTCAAAAATTATCAGTTTCTGGTCAAATTCAGACAGTGCAGTAATCCTGGTTGCCTTGTTCAAAACAATGCTGAAAACATCTGAAAATTCCACTGGACCTAAAGGTACTCTATTCTTAGAATATATTAGTTTTTTTGGATTCTCTGATGAAACACAAACCAACCTGTTTTTGTATGGTGTCAATATCAATGAAGCTGGTGGTGGTATGTTTTCGATTATTCCACCGTTGGTGTATAGAGAGCTTTTTGCGACTAAATTTGCATCTGAGATTGCGCCTGCATCTGCAAAAGAAAGTGAATCAGCACCTGTATTATTTGCAACTGTACCAATCTTGAAAAGTAGCCTGCCTGTTGTGACGGTCCGGTAAACTTCACAAACCACATCTGTTTTCTCTGTTAATCTTAGGGATGGTATTGTGAGTGTAACAGTTGAAGATCCACCAGTGGGTGCAGCTGAGACTGCCACTGATGGTGCAGATCTGTGATCCTGTCCTTTTGCATCAGTCCAGATCCAGATTACTTGGTAAAGATAAGTACCTGCTGCAAGAGATCCAGAAGAATTGTTAATTGCAGCACTGAGATTTTCTGGATAGAGGTGGTAGTTCAGCTCAACGATCTGCTGACTATCATACATCGAAACAAAACCACCACCAATATGTAGGTTCCCACCTAATTCTGCTGCTTCAAATCTTTCAACGGATGTAAAATCAACAGTGATATTTGAAACACCAGTGAGACTGTAAAGATCATTATTTTTGGAGATTAACCTGGTACGTACTAATCCACCAAATTTGTAAACACCAGTAACTGACGAATCTACAGACGATAGAAATTTGGCAGGAAGTTCGCCTGCAGTTCCAGGTAATATTTTGGCACTTACTAATCCATCAGTATTAATGACAAAATAGGTAGGCTGAAGACCAGAATCGTGTACTGCAATAAAATATTTCTCAGAGTCATATTCCCATAGTTTTGACACCAACCCCACACTGCGTTTAATGATTGCAGCACTTCCCATAGAATCATCAGTAATATTATACAGTGCGCCTTTTACCTGGTGGTCATAAGAATTGGTGGCATTTAGCGTGTAGATTATCTGCAAATCTCCAGCTTGCGTAACCAGCATTGATGCCCCATCAATTTTGGTTCCAGTTGCTTCCACCGTGTGGGTTGCTTCAACTGTCAAGAGACTTTGCAACCTGTGAATTTTCAAACCTAATGATGAACCTGTAGATGCATAACCAATATAAATGCGCTCTTCTTCTGCTGGTGCTGTGTTTACCTGGTCTGCACAAATAGCAATACAGTCAGTTGCATTTGTACTTAAAATTGTTGCCACACTTGGATAACCTAACCCTGGTGTGCCTAAAGCACCATCCGTGGTTATATATCCAACATCAATCCTAGTGGCCCCTGAGTTGTTGTAGCAAAAAATACCATTGCCGACATTTACATTGTCAGAATAAATTGCAACATCATAAACTGGATTGGTGGCATTAACTACTGAGGAGATGGTGTTTGTGGTTTTGAATGCAACAGGATTATTTATGTCCACCTGGACACATTTCAAGAGATGTGGAGATGCAGAAGTATCCAGGTAACAAAGTGTGGGGTTTGGGCCTAAACGAATGCAACGGGGATTAATTGCAGTTGCATCAATTAAAGTTGCTGCCTGGATCATTCCACCAGAAACTGAATCCAAAACTGAAGCATAAACACCCTCTAAAACGCCTGCAGTAGTGTATTGCTCCCAGGCAAATAATTGCAGACCGGATGCAATGCAGCTGTCCTGGTTCTTTGCTTCAGAAGTATTTCTGATAATGTCATCAGAATCAATCTTTACAGACTGGAAACCACCCTTGTCAATCCAGCGTGCAACTGATTCAGAATAGCTGTAGAGTTTGGAAGAAGAAAACTCCAGAAGTTCATCTTGGAAAGAAGTTAATCCATCACCAGAAGATAATATATCAGTTGAACCTGAAATAGCCTGAGACAGTGCAGTGTAGCCCAAACGCTTTGAAATCTGGCTACCTACAGTGAATCTGCCGTTTTTCAGGTCTGTGAGTTTGGGCGTGAGTTTTGGATCATTTTTCGTGTCCAAGCCACCAACAATGTCAACTGGAACCAGGGTTTTTTGGAGTGGCATTATTACTTTCCTTCATGTCGATTAAACATTGACGATACCCAATTAAACGCTGCTGGCGTGTGGCTAATTCATTTATAGTTGTTGATATTGATTCTAGTTCCTGGTCTGCTTTCTGTATCTGTTCGTCCGGTGATAGTTTTTTCATGTTAATTCTGAAGCATCAGCAAATTATCATTTGCTTTTACCATTTCATTCCTGAATGATTCTATTGCTGACCCTGCCTGTCTTGTCTGTTGTGATCCCTCAATTAGTAACATCGGCAACCACGTTACTGCACAATTCCAATCTGAAACATCCTGACCTGTTTGTGGATTTTTACCAATTACTTGAATAAAAAACTTACACTTATGTTCCTTGCATTTCTTCTGGATTAAGGGACAGAAATCACTCATTTTCTGCTTCAATTTCTGCAATTCTTGCAGTCCGTCTCTCAATTAAAGTAGGCAATGAAACTCCTATTGCAGATTCTATTTGTGATTTTGATGAAACAGAAAGATTTGGTTTTGTTACATCAGAATATTCAACATGACCATCTGAACCACCCCATTGAAGTGCATGGAAATCATCTGGAAGTCCTGACATATCGCACCCTTCAACTGATACTCCATCTTTATAAATTGCCTGGTCTGATTTGATTACTGTATAATGATAACTAGCCATTTTTAATCCTTTGTTGCAATGATAACATCAACGTATGAAACATCTAAATTAACTGCTGATGAAGATGCACTGTTTGTATGAGTATGCGCTCCACCCCCACCATGACTTGAAGTTGTGCCTGACCACGCTGCACTTGCATTTGGCCCATGAAATGTCCATTCTGCCCCTCCTCCACCTATTTCATACGCACCATAAGTGTGAACATGTGCTGGAACAGTTGCAGTTGCAAGTGTAACTGCAGCATTACTCATTGAAATAGTTGGAGTGTGAGATGCAAATGCAGTTTCAAATGCAACCGAACCGCCTGTACCAACTGAGCCACTAACCAACCTTAATGCAACATCATTTGCTGAAGTAACCTTTGTCCATCCTGTTGGTGCTGCAGTTTGATTGAAGACCATCTTCGTTCCAGCTTTAAACTCTGGGTGATGGCGTGAACTTACTACTGCAATATCATTTACAATACCACTCATAATTCCCCCCTAAGTCCAGTTCTGTGCAATGTAGTTTATTATGATGTCAATTTCACAAGCAGCATTTGCCTTGAAGTTTAGCTCATCCGTGCCATGTAGCACCAGACGCTCATTAAACACAAATGTTGAGTTGGCAGGTAATGCCTGGTCAGATAATATCTCATAATCAGTTCCTCCTGCACTTGGATCAAGGAACAGATCAAATGTTTTTCCAGACCCGCCTGCTACCTCCGTACATATTATTGATATAACAGAATAGATCCAGTTGGCAGCTGCACCATCTATGATTTTTGTGTCTGTTGTATCTGTAACTGTAAAATATCCCCTGGTCAGAATTTCGCTGCCGGAGCCTGAAGGAATTGCCATAGTTAGTCCCTTTCGTTATGCTCCCATGAAGAGAGCCTGGTGTGTACTTGACTGTAAAAAAGCCCCTTTCTGGTGGACCTTTTTGGTGGTTGAAGTTTTTACATCACTTGAACACTCAATATCTCCTGTACCATTACAAGCAAGTGTGATGTCTCCATTTGCAGCATCGGTGATGGTGATTGATCCAGAAGAACTACCAGCATTGGTGTCCAGGACCAGATCATGTGCGCCAGAAGATGTTATCGCTCCTGCAGCTGCTCCGCTGCCAATTACAATCTCGCCAGTTCCATTTGGAATAAAAGAAATGCTTCCATTGGCTGCATCTGTAATTGCAATGGTAGATGAATTGGTCCCACTGTTTGTGGAAAGTATTAAATCATAAGCCCCATTGGAAGTGAGCTTGCCAGTTGCACCGGCATTTCCAATTACAACATGACCAGTTCCATTAGGTTTAAGATTGATAGGATTGTTTGAATTACTGGTTGCAATGTTAATTGCACCCGCAAAACTGGTTGCAGTAGTGAGGAATGTGCCGTTTTCTGATGGTACATATATGGTTCCGCTGCTGCCACTTACCCCTGAGTTTGCAGCAATAGTTACATAATCTGTA